GAGCGCAGGCCGCCCCGCGAAGAGGTGCTGGTAACTTCAAGAGCTGTTCCAATTCCGGCAAACACCGAGAGCTGGTCAGTATTACAGGCCCTATAAGGAGAAAAAAGGCATGAGTGTAAAATACATTCCCTTTGAGAATACGAAGGTTGTTATTGGCGGGAATACTTACCAGAACAATGGCGACAAAATAGCAATTTTGCCGGTCGAGAAACTTAAAGAAGACGAATTGAAACGCCTTCTCGATATGAAGTTCATCAAGAAGCTTGAGGTTGACGAATCGGGCTCTCCCACAGTCAAGAAGGATAAAGACCCATTGAAAAAAATGAGCCTTGATGAATTGGTAGCCAAAGCGATTGAGCTGGAAATCCAAGCTGACAATACGATGAAGCCCGAGGAGCTGATACAGAAGATCAAAGAAGCGCAAAAGCAAGGGTAGTCATGGGCTTAAAGGACGTAATAGCTGAGGACGTTGACAACGTATTTTTTAATACGGATGAGCTTGCTGAGGTTGTTACCATAAACGGCAAACCTGTTCCTATTCTTTTGGACAGCGATGCCCTGGATAAAAAAACGGACGTATTTGCCGCCAGATTAGCTGATGGCGAAGAATTGATTTTTATACGTGCAGAAGATTTGAACAACCGTCCGCCAGATCCAGGCACATTAATTAAAAAAGACGGAGCGAATTTTTATGTAAGGCCGCCTGTTGTGGCCAACATGGGCGTTTATGAATTTCGTATTGGCAGGAGCAAATTAAAGTAGGGAACGGGCAATGAGCAGATACAGCGGATTCAAAGGCGAAGGCAATGTACACACCAACGGCAATCCGGATTCCATTCCAATAATGGTTAACTGGAATCGTAGCGATTACCATAAAATACTCGCGCTATTAGAGCCATTGATTGGCCGCGGGAATAGGACGGCAATCAGGGAAGCCATTAACCGTTCTGCTCTTGAAGCCGCAAAAACCGGAAAGGCCGAAACCAAAAAGCTCCTTGCCGAAGATACCACGCTAAAAGCTGCCGAAATAGGCAAACGCATAAAGGTATATAAGCACGGAAGCGCATTGGACATGGCAATCGGCATGAAAATCAGCGACACCGCGCGCCCGATATCCGATTATGCGTTCACGCCATCAGCGCCTAAGTATAGGACGGCCCCTACAGCAGAGGTATACAGAGGCCAACCGTACACGCTTGTCAAAGGCGCGTTCGTTGCCAAAATGCCGGAAACCGGCCATATAGGCATATACGAGCGCGAAAAAGACAAACTCGGAAAAGAAGTAGTGCGCAAGGATTATACCGCTAGCGGAAGCTATGATATGGAAACGCAAGAGCATATCCATATTAATTCGTTGCCGGCCCCATCCGTTACAGGGTTATTCAAGGGAAACGAACAAGTGCATAACATGGTATGGGATAAAGTCTTTTCAACATTTCAGAAACGCGTAATGCACAACGTTAATTTTTTATTGGGGGGCGCAAGTGGCTAAGCTTATAGACCGCAGCGTCATGGGTTTTATCGATGCGCTTCGCAACCGGCTTCAAATTTTGCTTGAATCCTTTTGGCAAGAAGCTGAGCAATTCCCGGGCGGCGACAATGAAGAAGTCCACACGCCCCATGTCCATGCACAATATCTCCCTGTTACCGACAGCGGAGCAGAAGTGCGGGATATGACAAAAGACTTTCCAAATGTTCTGATTTTTTGCAACGGCGGAATTATCAATAGTTTTTCAGATGCTATAAACGGTTCTGAATTGCACGTCCAGGTTTTATTTTTTGGTTATCGGGATGACCCCGACAATCAAGGCTGGCGTATACCAGCGGCAATGCTCTGGCGCGTTTTACAGGATTTATTGGCAAATACATACCTCAACGGATACCAGGTCGTAACGCCTATAAGGTGGGATCTGCCAATCAGCGAAGAGCCGCCATATTACGCGGCAACGATGGATACAGTATGGAAGGGCGCCCCTCCTGCTGTCGAGGTTCCCATAGGGTCAAATGAATCATTTGGGAATGGAAGTGAAGAAAAATTTCCTGTTAATAGTTAGGAGGAAAAACTATGGCATACGGTCATGGGATAAAGATTTCTGAATCCCCTACCCCATTACAAGTTCCAGCGGACATAGATTCGGCGTTGCCTGTAGCGATAGGCATAGCCCCTATTCATCGTTTGGAAGATCCGGCAATAGCGGTTAATAACCCGACATTGGTAACAGACTACGCCGAAGGCGTAAGAGAAATGGGATACATGGACTATAGGTACTGGAAGAAATTCACTCTGTCCATGATGCTCTATTCGCAATTTAAGCTTCATCTGGTAGCTCCGTTGGTTCTGATTAACGTTTGGGACCCGCTTAAAGACGCGATAGACGTTGCCATGCCTGATCTCACAGTTGTAAACGGCATTGCAACTATTGACGATCCGATGGCAATGATAAGCACGGTTAAAGTCCACAATGTTGATGCGGGTAAGCCGGATTATGTCCGTGGAAATGACTATACCCTTAAATACGATGACGACAAACTGCTGGTTAAAATCAACAGCGAGGGCACGATTCCCGCAGGAACGTCGGTATTAAGCATTACCTACAAACAGGCCACGACAGATAACGTAACCAAAAATGACATTATTGGGGGCGTTGATGCTGATAACAACAGGACGGGCGTGGAATTGGTAGACCAGGTTTTCCAGCTACACCGGAAAATCCTGGCCTTCCTGCTTGCCCCTGGCTGGAGCATGATACCCGAAGTCGCGGCAGTTCTCTTGGGCAAGGCCGAACACCTTGAAGGTAACTTTAGCTGTATCGCGCTCATAGACGCGCCGACCACTGGGCAGTATAAGGACTACCGCAAAATTGCGCAATGGAAAAATGACAATTCCATTGTAAGCCCTTATGCGTTCCTCGATTGGCCGTGCGTCGCAATTGGCGATCAGGTATTTTATCCGTCCGTCAGATTGGCCGGCATGTACGGCGAAGTAGACAACCGCAATAGCGGCTTGCCGTATGAGCAGGCTTCTAACAAATTGTTGTCAATGACAAAGATGTGCGACGAGGACGGCAACACAATTCCCATGCTGTCGGTAACGCAGGCAAATATTTTGAATTCGCAGGGGATCGGTACGTTCCTGAGCATGGACGGCTGGCGGTGCTGGGGGACTGAAACAACGGCATTTCCGGGCAACACTGACATAAAGGATTTTGAACGTAGCGTTAGACGAATGTTTATTTACGTCCAGAACGTAACGAACAGAACGATGTGGCAAAATGTTGACAGGCCAACCCGGAGATTGCTGATTGATACCATCCTGCTAACGGGGAATGAATACATGAACACCCTGCAAAGCAAGGGCGCTATTATCGGCGGCCGTGTTGAATTCCTGCGGCAAGATAATAACAACCAGAGCATCATGGGCGGGAAAATGTTCTTCCGCGTATTCTTGACGCCGCCGAACGCCGCTAAGGAACTGGAATTCAATTTCAGTTATGACCCCAGCTACCTTGATGGTCTGTTTGATTAAGGAGACATGGAATGCGTGAAGGAATAGCAACAAAAAGCACCGTATTTGAGGTGTATGACAGCGAATCGGGAAGATCGCTTAAAGGCGCGGTATCCATCGAATTGCCCAATTTTGAATTGGCATCCGAGGAATTCAAAGGCGCGGGAGTAGGCGGCGCGGTAAACGTCCCTACCCCTGGGAGCATGGGCGCAATGACCGCAGTAATAAGCTGCCCGATTATATACGGCCCCCTTACAAAATATCTGGAGCTTGGCACGACCAAGACTTTGGATTTGCGTAACGAGATGGCCGTCAATAACATGGCCAACCATGAAATTGAAAAAGTTGCGAACAGGTGGGTTCTAAAAGGCCCGATAAGCGCCGCGAATCCGGGTTCGATAGAACAGGCCGCAACTGGCGACGCGCAGTTTACCATGCAGGTTTATTACGCGCACCACTGGCTGGACGGCGATGAGGTTCTTGAATGGGATCCGTTCAAATATATTTTCAAAGTGAACGGAAAGGATTTACTGGCTGAAACAAGGAATATCATCCTTGTATAAATTAACGGAGGGTTAAATGTTTACGAAAACTGTAAGCGTGAAACTATCGGTACCTCTTAAATGGGAAGATAGGGATATATCGGTTTTGGATTTGGATTTTGGGAAAGTCAATGGCGGGATGCTAAAAAAATGCGAACGCGATACTTCCGGCAATTTAACGGCAGTAATGAGGCCGTTAAGTTTGGAGTATACATCAATGCTGGCTTCCATGATTTCCGATGTCCCGTTAAAAGCGATAGAAAAGTTCAATTTTGAGGATTATGAATTAGTCTGCACAGTAGTCCAAAAGTATCTTACAAAAGAGGACCCGCAAGAATATTACGACAGCCAGCTCAAAGAGAATATGGGTTTTACGAAACCGGCAGAGGTGCCGGAGCCGCTGAAGCTGGCAGAAGATACTACGACTTCATAATTTTTGACTATGCCGATCCTTCTGCTTTTATCAGAAAGATTTGCGTAGGGCTTTCAGTAGTAACTGGTACTTCAATAACGGACTTGGAAGATATGCCCATATCTGAACTGTTGGCATATAACGCTGAGGTCGAAACCGTTTTGAAAGAGGCAAATAAGAAAAAGCCGGGGAATTAAATGGCAAGCAAGAAAACTTTTTGGGACCTCGCGCTTGAAATAACCGGCAACGACAAAGGCGCGAAAGCAGCCCTAAAGACGGTTAGAGACGAGTTAGAAAAAGTTAATCAGGCAGGGAAACAGCTCGGAAAGGATTTTAAGGCTTTCACCGGCAACGCTTCAAAATTGGCTCTCGGCGTTGTCGGCGGCGTAACGGCCATAACTGCGGCGACTATTGGGCTTGCCAACCAATTTGCGGATACAGGATCGCAGATAGGCAAAACCGCCTCGACAATCGGCATGGGCGTGGAATCGTACCAGAAGCTTCAGTACGCAATGGATCGCTCAGGCGTAAGCGCGGAAACATTTGACACGGCAATGAAGAAATTCTCATTGACCGTAAAGCAAGGCGCGGCCGGAAACAAAGTTATGGCAAAACAGCTTGCTGATGTCGGTTTGTCCGCAGAAAAACTTGCCGGAATGAAACCGGAACAGGCAATGGAGCGCCTATCGGATTACATGAATTCACTTCCAGACGATGCGGCCAGAACGAGGGCTGCTGTGGCATTGTTTGGGAAACAAGCCGGCCCGGAAATGCTGGTCGCCATGAAGCAGGGCAGCAAAGGCATTGCGGAATTAATGAAAAAATCCGAGAAGTATTTTACATATACCCAGGAACATATAGCGCAAATAAAGGAATATAAAAACGCGCAGAATGACTTAAAGGATTCTTTTTCAAGCCTTAAAAATCAATTCATATCCGCGTCAATAGGCCCGTTAACAGAAGCGTTTAAGATATTAGGCGATACCCTACTGGACTTTGGCCCGGATATAGAAAGCATCGGAAAAAAGTTTGGGGAGTTTGTCAAACTGGCAGTATCGAAGCTCCCGGAGATAATCGCAAAGATAAAAGAGTTTGGCACATGGGTAAAAGATACATTAACTAAAGTTGTCAACTTCGTAGGCGGCTGGAAGAACCTTGGAAAGATCATTGCGGGAATAGCCATTGCGCCTACTCTTATAAGCGGGTTAAAGACTGTTTTCTCATTTGGAAACTTGATCCATACGGCATGGAAACACTTGCCAAAGGTACTAGGCGATCTTGGGTTAAAAGCGACAGGCGTTTTTGGTTCAATATCCGGCGCCATCCTGCCAATAATCGGGATTATTGCCGGAATCGCGTTGGTGATTTATACAGTAATCAAAAATTTTGACAACTTAAAAGCCTACGCTATGGAATGCTTTGAAAGGATAAAAGAGGCGTTTGGTGCAGGGAAGGACGGCGCGATCAACTTCACGGAAATATTAGGAACGGTTAAAAAAGTCCTGGGCGTTGTGCTTGGAATCCTTGAAGGCGCGATGCTTTTCGCAATCAAAACTTTGATGAACGCCATAACAAGCGCCATTCAAATTGTCGTAGGCGCTTTCAAGGTTTTATGGAATGTCGCCAAGCTTCTTTTCTGGCCAATGGCAACGGTAATTAAAGTAATTGTTGGTTTGTTTACCGGGGGATGGTCAGGAGCCATTGACGCATTAAAGAGCCAATTCGGGGAGCTGGGAAAAATCTTTAGCGGAATATTTGACGGCATTAAGGGTATTTTCAGCGGGGTAACAGGGTTTTTTAAGGGCCAATTCCAAAACGCTATTGAGTTTGTAAAAAAAATATTCGGCTCTTTTGGCACAAGCATTGGCGGCGTGTTTGACAAAATCAAATCATTTTTCTCAGGCGTCGGTGATTTCATAAAGAAAAACGCGCTGAACATAATTAACGTAATAGTGGGAATTATATTCTTTCCTGCCGGTGTCATCATGGCGGTTGTGCGCCTTATAGTAAAACATTGGGACGCGATTAAGGAAGCCGCGGGGAAAGCATTTGATTGGATATGCGAAAAAGTAAGCGCTGCTATTGATTTCATAAAAAATATCTTTGGAAGTATAGGCGGGTTTTTTACCGGGATATGGGACGGCGCCAAAAACATAGCCGGTAAAGCATGGGACGGAATTAAAGGTGCTGCAAGTAACGCATGGGAAGGAATAAAAAATGCCGGAGCCGTAGCTTCTGATTTTTTCAAAAACCGATGGAACGACATAAAAGAAGCTGGCGGGATGGCGTTTAATTTCTTAGATAATATTTCCGGCGGCGCACTAACAAGAATGAAGGATAATTTTCTCAATGGAATAAATAAAATAAAAGAATTTTTTAATAGCGGAAAAGGGAGCGGAAGCGGTAGTTCCATTAAATAAATCGCCGCAGGGTTTTGATATTTGGAAACAAGCCGGAGAAATCGGCGGTTACATGGATAAAATGAACCAAAAAACAGCGACATCATCAACGAGCGGAACACCGCCGGTTATGCAAGCCGCGGCGCAGAAAATATCCGGCGGTGAGAACGTAATAAATGTTAATTTTAGCCAAAATAACACGTTCAACGGCGGAACGCCGGATAAAGAAACTGTAAATCAATTATCCATAGCCGGAAAAGAAGCTGCGGACGATTTTGAATTGAGAGTTAAACAGGCACTTGATAACATAACGCGCAATCAGCGCAGGGTGAGTTTCGCATAGGGTTATATATTGCACATAACAAATATGGAGGGGATATGGAATTGACGGACGGAGACTTGGAGATAATCAGGAATGTTGCGCGTGATGTGGATTTTGGAAGCGTTACTATAAATATTTCAGCCGCTTCAAATAAACTGGATTTGAGCGTTCAGAAGCGGCTGAGATTTAATGAGGCTGATAATTTGAACCTGAAAGAATTATCTGTAAAAAAGGAATCCGCATAGCCCCGAAAGCGTTTTAAGAATATAAGGAGCTTGTAAATTGCTATACCGCAAACAAGACGAAGCGTACAGGTTTCTTATGGCTGCGGTGATAGAAGTTGCGCTTGATGATCTGAAAGGCAGCGGATACGGATACCATAAAAAGGACAGTTATCAGGCAATGAATTTTATCCTGAGCGACACTTGCGAGGCGTACTGCCTGGAATTAAAAATTGATTATGAGAGTATCAGGGAAAAAGCCGATGTATTATACCGGCGGTTCATTGCAAAAAACGATTGAAAACCCGTAATGAAAAAACGCGCGAGAAAGCCCTCAAAATCTTTTTAACATATCCAAGTATGAAAAGTTACTGGTAAACGCCGTATCGGTACAGATAAGCAGGTTGTAGGGCATTTTGGAAAAGGTCTGCGGGGTGGAATTTGTCCGCTTTCGCGCATGGCTTTCCGGCGTTCCGTTATTGCTTCCGGAGATAATGCCGGAGCGGTTTTTTCATTGTCATGTTTCCCACATAAAAAACGCGGTCGCAGACTATCAAAAATTCCTTCACAGTCCCAATTTCCACCGGTGGAAACAAGCGCAAAGTTTAAAAGGGTATCCCAATACCAAAAAACGAAAAGAAACGCTTTACAGCCTGTTTTTCCCATTGGCAAAAATCAGGTTATTTTGTAACAGGGATTATCAATCCTTCCCGGAAGCGCCGGAGCGGAAAGGCAGAAAAGCGTTCAGGCGATTATCAGGTAACTCACTTTTTGAACGGAACAAAACTTGACGGGTTCCTGTGATATTCATGTATGCGCTTCTCTGCTCTCTTGGTTTCTTCCGGGCTTGCCGGTGCGAGCGTGTAAAGCGGTTCCGATAAAAGCGGTTTCAACGCGGCAAGGTTTTTTTCAGGCATGGTGTCAATATATCCATGCAGTTGTTTTCTTAACGAAGTAGCTGTCATGTGTTTACCCTCTCT